CACTTGCCCCGTACATTTAAAACGGGTAACTATGTAAGAGCTAGAACAGAAGTACTGGGCAAAGTATTTCGTCTTTGCTCGTGGAAAAATTTTAGTTAATAGCAAAATTCAATGGAACATCTGACCTCTAGTATACATGCTGAGTCAGAGATGTCTCAGGGTACTATACTATGTCATTTACTTGATTGATAGTATGCGTTTAGTTAACAAAGCCACCCAACTACTATTAACAATTATATATAAATAAAGGAAAATTGTAGTGTAATTAAGTATCGAATTGCACTAACATATTTAGAAAAGAGAAAATTGACATGCCTATGTCAACCAAAAACATTTAAAAAGACTTACGTCACAAAATTTACCATATGACAGACACTCCGGCTCGAAAGGCTCACAGTAAACAGTCCCTGTCTAACGTATACCAAAAAGATTTACATTTAAAGACTCTAGATACCGCATTAATTTGTGAATTAGGCACGAAAAACAATTTCGTTTTAAAATTTCTCATTTGAGACAAAGTTTATGACTTAATCATACGGTTTGGTTGTTTGATCCTTCCCGCAATTAGTGCATCAAACAAAACCCCTTTTCAAATTTATCGAAGTACAACAGAAATATAGAATAATATGAGCGCCACATTCAGAAACATTAAGATTACTAGCATCACCGAAGCACTTAGAGCCGCACGTGAATCAGTACAAACACAATTCCCAGACGTCAGCTTATTTTATTACCATAACCCAATGGCTTTAAATGAATTTATACAAGACAAGGTGGTCCATCCTATTATTAAGGAGGATCACTACTTACCTCATGCTAATCTTATCTACATCCAATTCATCAACAGAATGACGGTTACAGAAATATTAGTGGCCCAATTGCTCAAATTGGGTATTGCCTGGAGACACTATTTTAGTGCCTCTGAGGATAAATGGGTTTATCAGGCTGTGGACATGTTCCAAAGTATTACCAGTAGACCTACGCGTGTTGCCATAGTCTTAGATAAAATTACCTCTTCTTACAAGGTAATCATGATCTCAGACGACTATTGTAATACACTTTTAATGGAAATTAGACATGATGCCAGTATTACGGCTCACGTACACGGAGTTAAAGTTTACAGAAAAGCTAGTAACTCTTTGCGTGTAGATCGTAAGATTGAACCTCAATCATTTTTCCCAGATATGACATCTCTAACTGATGCTGCGAACGCTTTCACTAATGTAGCATCAGAGGACAATGTCAATCTCATTAAAGAAACCTTGCTCAAGGTTTCTGAAACTTTGAACAACCAAGATTCAACTGTAGAAGGGTTCATGAGCCAACTTACTAACGTCATGCAAAATATCAGTGCAGACGTCACCAAGAAGGTTTGTATTATACTCTCTATTATTGGTCTATTCATTGCCATACGCGATAGAAGAAAAACACTCATTGCAATCTCGGCTGCTGCCCTTGCATACGCGTACAGAGATGATCTCAAGCAATTGACTTTCAACATGGAGTGGTTGTCAAAGTTAAAGAATATTTTCATTACCTCAAAAGAGGAAGACCATGAAATGACAATTGTACCACAAGGTTTGGTGACCGATTTGGCTCCAGAAGTAGCGACAGCTATTTCTATGATTTTGATCGGTAAGGATTTGTCTAAGTACGACTCCAAGTCTGTCGTAGACTTGTGTAAAGGATTTAGCGTTCTCAAGAACACCACACAAAACATTGTACAATTGGTATTAAAGGTTTGTGAAACTATTGTGGCCAAATGCGGTTTTGCATCCTCATTGGACAAACTATTTTTCCTGGTTAATGATGCCAGTGAAAAGTACGTAAAGTTCTGTGATAAGGTTTTTGAAATCGATGGCAAAATTGAGAGAAAAGAACTCTCTAACACTGTATCTAACTACGAGATGTTGGCTACCCTCACAAAGGAAGGTCAAGTCCTGTATAGAGATATCCCCAGACATTCGTCCACTCAGGGTCTGATGATAACTATGAACAACTGTATTAACAGACTCCAAAAGTACACCCAAGCTATCGCCAATACTGGCTTATTAGCTCAGGGTCTCAGACAAGAACCTGTATGTGTTCTTTTGCGCGGAGGTCCAGGTACTTTGAAAACTCAAACTATGCAACATCTAGCTCATGCACTTATTAGTGCAGTGATTCATGATGATGAAAGAGAGAGTTTCGAAAGTAATCCTGAAGCTTATTACTACAACCGTACAATAGAACAACAATATTGGGATGGTTTCGATATGAATAAAATTGTTACAATCATTGACGACGCTTTTCAACAGAGAGACCAAGTCGGTGTTGGAGAAAGTGAAGCCATGAACATCATCAGAGCTATCAATGAAAATTCTTATGATTTGCACATGGCCAGTCTCAATGATAAGGGTTCCACCAAGTTCAGATCTAAATTTTTAATTTTGACGACCAACTCAGAGAATATGAGCTGTCAAAGTATTTTGGACCGTGGGGCCTTATTGAGAAGATTCCACTTCGTCTACACAGTTGTTCCTAAGGCGGAGTTTGAACATGTGGATTCTAAAAGCAATTTGATGGCCAAGAAGGTTGACATGTCTAAATTGCCTAAGGGTGAATTGGGAATCTCTTCCACTAGACCAGATGAAATTTTGGAGTTTGTGGAACACGACCTTCTTACTAATCGTAAGACTGGAAGAATCTTTAGTTTCAAAGAGATGGTTATGGAAACTCTTAAGAGGTATCAATCTCATAAGTTGTTCTATGACCAAAAGGTTATTGAGCTCAAAGAACGTAGAAAGGAGTATGCTGGCATTCAAGCTCAAATGGATATGCCAGGAGGCTTCAATAAGATCAAGAATTATATTAATTCTGTTCCCATTGATGCTGAAACTGCTTTCCCTCTAGGTGAAGAGTATGATCTCTTCTTCTCCACTATTTGTAGAGGCGTAGAGTCTATTCACAAGCCAATTGTTATGCAATATTATAACCAGTTCAATGAGTATTCTAAGAAGCACTTCGTCAGAAGATTGATGGCTCTTGAAGAAAGATTCAATCCCGGTGAAGTGCATGGTGTAAACTATGTATTCAGTAAAGTCATTTCAGATGACTACGATTATGTTGGATATCTTTTAGACTTGAAATATCCAATTGACCAACTCATGTTCGACTTGTCTAACGACGAGAGTTTCTCATCTCTCTTCCCTGTTCAAGCTCCCTATGTGTTCTATACAAAGGAAACTAGAACACTTAAGACTAAGATTAGAGATATCTTCTCTAAGATTAGATTCGCTTTGACCAATTGGGACGAATTTAAGTCGTATGTAACTTGGAAAAATGCTTTCAAGCTTTCGTTTGTGTTTTTCGCACTCTATAACCTGTATAGCATTTTCTTTGTTTCTCAAGATGGAACTACAGGTGAAACTTTGTTCGATCTTGAACCGGAGAGCGACTATAAACTCAGACCCAAGAAGCCTAGAGCTCAAAAGAAATCAGCCAGAGACATGAGAGCAGTTAGAACTGTTCCCCAATTATCTTTGGTCAGCGATGCACAAGGCGAGGATATCAACTTGAAAATCGTTAAGTTCAATATGTACGCTTTCAGTTTGAAACTCGAGGACACTGAGGAATGGACTAAGTGTGGCTATGCCACATTCGTCCGTGGAAATGTTGCTATTTTGCCTCACCACTTCTTTGATGTTATCAACAGTCAACTTGAGTTGGATCCTAATTCTAGAGTTCAACTCAAATTGACAGGACAAATCAACGAGATGGGAGACGCTCATGAAGTCATTTATGATGCAGCTCAAATCCTAGAAAATGTTTATGACACTGATCAATTGATTGCTCAAGATTTGATTTGCGCTGCCTTCCCTAATTTCCCTCCTAGAAGAGATATTATGAAATACATCCTAACTGCTAAAGACTTACAGACTTTGGGCAAGACAGTTCCTTGCATGTTGTCCACACTAGGACAACAAATAAACACAGTCCATGTCAATGGTGAAGTTCAATCAGAAATTCACGTTGACGGGAAAGAGTTGGAGGCATATGATGTAACTACCGTTGTAGCCTACAACGTTGCCACCAAGAAAGGTGACTGTGGTGCTTTATTAAGCTTGCTTGATCCTACCAAGAAGACCAGAAAGGTAGGTGGCTTGCATGTAGCAGGCTCACCAGGCCAGTCATTAGGATATTCTGCCTTGTTCTGTAAAGAGGATGTTGAAGAATGTCTTTCTCAAATTCCTCTCCACAACTTGGTAGTCTCACAGATGGAGGATGTCTCCTTCACCGCTCCTAAAACTGTCGGAGATGGTAGATTCGGCATGCTTCGCACTGTAGACAAGGCTCCAATTGCCAACAAGACTGCTATCATCAAGAGTAATATGCATAATACCGTCGCTGACCACTATATGATCCCAGCTAAATTGAGATCCGAATTGGTTAACGGAGTTCGCAGAGATCCTTGGGAATCAGCTATGGTAAACTACAACATGAAAACACCCGTTATTGCTGGTGATGTGTTGAGCTTAGCTGCTGACACTTATAAGGATTACATCTTTGCTAATAGCAAGAAGAGTGTTACTCCACGCTTGTTCACTTTCGAAGAATCAGTTTCAGGTATTGAAGGAACTGAATTTGACTCGATCAATCGTAGAACATCTCCTGGTTATCCCGATGTGATTAAATATACTAAGGGTGTCAGAGGAAAAACATTCTATTTTGGTAATGAAGATGAGTTTGATTTAGTAGGCCCAAATGCGGTTGCTCTAAAAGAGCGCTGTATGGAGATCTTAAGTAAGGCTAAGGACAATATCAGATGTGAACACATCTTTATGGACAGTCTCAAGGACGAATTAAGACCAACAGAAAAGGCCTTAGACTTTAAGACCAGACTCATCAGTGCTAGTCCCATTGCCCTTCTTATTTTGTACAGGATGTACTTTGGTGCATTCATGTTATGGTATAAGGTCAACAGAATTGAAAACCAATCCGCCATCGGTGTAAATGTGTACTCCGAGGAGTGGGACTATTTAGGTAAGAAATTGTCTAAATTTAGTCCTGCTGGCTCTAAAAACATTGGTGCAGGTGATTACTCCAAGTTTGACGGAAGTGAGAAGCCTGTTGTGCACAATCACATTCTTGAGATTATTCAAGAGTGGTATTCAGGCACTCCGGAAGATGAACAAGTTAGACGCATTCTTTGGTTAGAATTGACCAACTCTATTCATGTTCAAGGGGACTCTTTGTATGAATGGTACACTTCTTTGCCTTCCGGCCATCCTTTAACTGCTACTGTTAATACCATGTACAATGGCATTGCTTTTAGATATTGCTGGCTCAGAAATTTTGACGATCTTCCTCAATACAAGTACAAATTTAACGAAATGTGTTATCTTATCGCTTTAGGTGATGATAATGTGTTTAGCGTTCACCCCACGGTTTCTAATTTGTTCACAGAACCCGTGGTTGGTAAATATATGGCCGAACTTGGTCTCACATACACTAGCGAAACTAAAGATGTAGTCAATGAAAAGCTACGCGCATTAACTGAAGTAGAATTTCTCAAGCGTAAATGGAGATATTGTCCTGAAGTTAGAAGATACGTAGCACCCCAACAGGTTAAGAGATTGATTGAAATGACCAACTGGACCAAGAAAGGTGTCAATGCTGATCAAATCAGTAGAGACAACATTGATTCAATTCTTCGTGAATTGTCTCTCCATGGTAAGGAGACTTATTCTTTCTGGACCCCTAAGTTGATTAAGTCAGCTAAGGAAAACATCTCTTATTATCCTAAGAATAGTTCTTACGAAATAAATCTCCACGAGGTTTGTTCAATGGAAATGTTCTGTTAATTACTTTCCTTAACCCCGTCCTCGGCATGACATTAAACTGCTAGCCTCCCCTGGGCTGCTTGGCAAATACAGGGTTAAGAACCAATATGAACCAATACAACAAAAATATTTTAGGTGGAAATGTATCATTAAACGGTCGTGATACTATTTCGGCACAGCTAGACCAATACGCTATTGAACCCCAATCGGCTGCTTTGGCACCAGATATGGGAAACCTTGCTACAGAAATGTCTGTCACAGAAGAGGACAGCACTACTGAAGGCACCACTATGCGTAGCACCAATGATGCTACAAAGGTAACCAAAACCATCTCCAATTATTTGGACCTGCCCCGCAGACTCCTTAACATGCCTGATGATGGTTCTGAACCAACATTGAAACAATTTTTGGCCAAACCATACATTGTTCAGTCCGGTGAACTTCAAGCAACTGATCTTCCCACTACATTCCCTAATGTCAGACTTTCTTCAGCTATGTTTACGAATAAATATTACCAGGAGAAAATCCATGGCATATTGTCACTAAGATACACTACAGTCATTACATTACAAGTTAACGCAAATAAGTTTCAACAAGGCAGATACATTCTTGGTTTTGTCCCCACTGGCGGTATGCGAGATGATGGCATTAACAAGAATGTAACTACTTGGATAGATATGCACAGAGCCAATAAGACTCAAATTACTCAACTTCACCATGTTGAGATTGATATTAATAAGACAACTGAAGTTCAATTGAGAATTCCCTACCAAGGTGGTTTTACCGCAATGGCTAATTATACTCAAGCTAACTTACAGACTTTTGGTGATCCTGGTGTTTTCTTCCTTTATCCATATAGTGCACTCAAGGCCGCCGCAGGTAGCGCTGCTGCTGGTTATACAATTTGGGTACACTATGAAGATGTTGAAACATTCGGAAACACCGCTTATGGTACATATGTGGCTCCAGTTAAGGCTGAACCTCAAATGGCATGGAATCCGCGACGCTCCAAACAAGGCAAGAAATTGGACTTGCTCGGCGCAGAAACTGAGAAGCCCAGATCAGCTAGTACTGGTTTGAGACTCATTTCCGAAGGAGCTGGAGAATTGACAAAAGTCCCTTTTCTATCTTCTATCGCAGGCCCCGTCTCTTGGGCAACAGATTTTCTGTCAAATGCAGCTTACTCTTTTGGTTGGTCTAAACCTAGAGTGAACACTGAAATTTGCAGACAAAATAGGTTTCCTCATGCCTATATTGCAACGCATGACCAAGGTGATGATGCTCAACCACTTGCACTCAGCTCTCAAAATAGAGTTGGTGTGCTCCCTGGTTTTGCTTCTACTGATCTGGATGAGTTGGACATTGATTATTTGAAGTCTATTCCTAGCTACATTGACACCATCCCCTGGCCATTAACATCAACGGCTTCTACTCTTTTGTGGAAGAGAGATTTGTCGCCTTATCATCTCATGGGTCCTCCCCAGGATGCCATGGACCAACACACCACTGTCAGTTTCTTCTCAACTTTGTTTTCGAGATATAGTGGCGGCTTCAGATTTCACATCAAGATTGTCAAAACTGAATTCCACGCAGGTAGATTGCTTTTCGCTTTCAATCCTGTTGAAAGTTCTATTTTTAATAATACTGACACCAAATTTGAAGATACTGCACTTATTCATAAAACAATTTTAGATGTAAGAGAAAAGAGCGAATTCATTATTGAAGTTCCATTCGTCTCTATTTTACCTTGGAGAAACTGTCACAGAAATTTCGACCAACCCACAACCCAGAACTTTGACGCCAGTTTCGGTTCAGTCTCACTCTTCGTCTTAGATGAATTGGTGGCCCCTGAAACTGTTGTCAATAGTGTAGATATTCTCATTGAAGTCTCTGGAGCAGATGACCTTCGGTTTTCTGTCCCCATTGGAGCAGGTTATGCACCTGTGCACCCTACTGAAATGCAGATGTCCTCCCCATTCAAATCAAGTATCGATCCCCTCATCATTGACACAGACACTGTCGGTGGAGCTTCAGTCTCACAAGACACCATTGTCAAAGATGAAGCGTGCGTTGGTGAAGTTATTACTTCCTTGCGTCCCTTACTCAAGAGAGGTTCCTTGATGGGTTATACGGTGGCGTCATCAGCTACCACCCAAAATCTTAATGTTTTGCCTTATGCTTGGATTTGTCAAGAAGCTGGTACTGGATTTACTGCAGATATGACATATGATATCTTTACTATGCTTTCCTCAATGTATGCTTTACAAAGAGGTGGCGTTAGATTGAGAATCATGCAGACTTCAGCAGCAGGTCAAGTCACAGCTTCTATGAGAAACACCAATGGTGGAGAACCATCCAGAAAAGATGTTTTTCACATTACCAACACTAAGACTCAAGATTATATTGATGACTCACCAAATCGTCCATTAGCCAATCAGTTGCAACAACTCGGTGGTTTAGCGGTAGATGTTCCTTACTACCACTATAACCATGCTTCAACTTCTGCTGGACAAATGATTGCACAAAATTCAGATTACACCTTTGCTTTGACCACTGGTGCCAACAACAATACTGTTGACTTCCAGTTCCAACCTGCAATTAACTTCGCCACCACCACTACATACCGTGCCGGTGCTGACGACTGTAATTTTGGATGTTTTGTTTCAATTCCTTTGTTCGGTCAGATTGCAACTCGACCAGCATAAGTTTATATAGATTATTTTTACAGGATTTTGCCCAAGTCTATATACTCGTAACAAAGCCTGATATTATGTTACAAACACACTTATGTGTGCCCTTTTTATTTTTATTTTACCACCATTTCCGCAATCCATAGTTACTCACAACCCCTCTGGAATATTATTCTATTGTCACGACTTCAAAGAGAAGTGTCCATAGTTTATGTTGTCCTTGGGGGAGTATCCGTTTTACCTAAAGTGCACGGGTCTTAAGTTGTTTCTTACATCATAGGACGCAGCTATTTTACAG